TTGCCAACCAGTTGATCGTACCTGGCTTTGAGTTCTTTTGCTATTTCATTCCTGGCTGTTTCATAGGCAATGCTTATGTCCCTAATGGTTGCTTTTTCCAGAATCAATAAATCCGTATTCTTAGATATGACCCCTTTGGTTATAACGCTTTTGGCTTTTGTATAGGTCATTTCTGCCATTTTTTAGGGCCCCCTCTTTTTAAAATTTTGGCTGCTTTAAGAATTTGGAGGCTTGGCTTTTGTGGTTGTGATCAGACCGGCCATTCCTTCCATTTCAAGTGCTGCTGCAATTTCACGTTCTTCTGCAACCTGGTCCATGATTTCTAATGCATTGGTTTCTGAGTAACCCATCAACATCAGTGATTTCTTTTGGCTCACCAGTCCGGCTATGAAATCGGCTCTTATCTCATTCTTGTCAGCCACGAACATTGACCCGAATGTGAGTTTGATGGTTCGGTTAGGGTATATAGTTTTTGGATCGGTTTTATACCAGGGGCGGCCAGTTTCCATATATGCTTGCATGTCCATTGTCTTATCAAATACTTCTGTATATCCTTTTGTCAGTTCCTTTTGGATTCTGGAGAATACACCCTCGGTTTTTCGATTGATGATCTCAAGTGCATAACCACTCGGGGCCCCTATCCCTTTAAAGTCCTGGATGTCCATGCGCTGCAGCCCCATTTTTCTATACATCTGATTTTCAATAGTTTCCTTTTGGTTATTGATCATGGTTATATCTGTAGGCAGGGTTACTGGCTTTACATCGGTGGATGCCGGAAATGCCCAGAAGTCATTGGCCTCACCCCCTAAGTTTAGCTGTCCTGGTTTGATGTTTGTTTCGTCACCGAATATCGCCAGATGGGATATTGAGTTATATCGGGCTATCATAAATTCCAGGTGGTTTACCGAGTTGTATCTATCGGCATCACCTATTAATCGTTCCACCAGACTTTCACCGAATGATTCCCGGACTCTTTTGCGAATCGCTACCAGGTGGATTATCGGTATAAATGGAATGTTTAATAACCTGGCCTCTATCGGGTCCTCATCGATATCGTCATATTTTAGATATACACATTCTGCAAATCCTTCTGATGTCTGGCCTATTGTATAGACTTCTTTGAAAAGCACCTCCCGGTCCTCTGATTCAATATATTTGTTTTGGTATATTGTGCAGCGGGTCATCTGTTTATAATTATCCTGGCTATACACAGGATCAACATTTTCTGCATCGTAAGGAATTAACCTTACAATCTTTTCGGCTTCGTCCCATCTAAGTAAAATATAAGATTCTGCTGATACTAACGCTTCTCTTGTCAGGTCTGGTGCATTCAATTCCATATCGGATTGCTCCCAGATATTTAAATATATCTGCTGCTCTGCTGTGGGCTTATCGTCCGGCTGGCCACTTTTGATTTCAGCATCTGATTTGACTTCGATGTTTAAATTTTCTATTAACTGATCAGTTATAAAGTCTATGCCTTCCTCAATTACTCCGCTATATGAATGCAATCGTTCATGCTCTGGAAGTCTACAATCGGATTTTATTCCAAGTGTCTGGCCGGCTCTAAAATTGTCTTTATCATATTGTTTGCCTTCGTAATATAACCAGAACTTAGTGTAATCTTTAATCCTTTGTAATCTTAATTCTTCGGCTGGCCTGCTTTCCGCATCATCTATTTGGGCGATTGCTGTGCGGCCTGTTGCGGGGTCAGTCACATTTACGTTCTGCATTAAATTTCACGACCTCCTCTCATGTTTAGTCTTCCTGTGGTGATTATACCACCTACCAATTTCTTTATTCCTATTTCGGCTTTCCACCATGCAATGATTGTGTCATCGTGTTCACCGACTCCTTCGAGTTTATCATTTTCCCAGCCAAAGGACAAAGCTTCGCCTTCCCAGATATCTGTCATTTCTTTTGAATAGATATCTCCACGAGGGATTTTATATAGCTTTTGGTCCAAGGGAATTAGTAAACTGGGAACCCCATTCTTTAAATCTTTTTTGGCCCCCCTGGTATAATGACTGTAAACCGGCAGGCCTGGATATTGTTTGCGGCCTTGCTCTACCCATAAATCCTGATTCATATCGGCCTCGATGATAATGTAGGTATCATGATATCTGGCGTAATGCTGTGCTATCATTGATATTTGGTTATTGAATGTTATTCCTTTTACACGAGTTATATTTAGCAGATGCCGCATTTTTGTATCTCTATCATATCCGAGTGTAAAGCCCACCAGGTAATCCGCTCCTATCTTTTCAGATCTGGCAATGTCCCATCCGGTGACTGTTTCCCATAGGCCATTATAATTATGGACCATTATTGCTTCCGGATCATGATTCTGCTCCATGAGCCAGGACGGAAAGAGTGAGGAAATATTGGATCGAGGGTTACTTAGGAATTCTTTGTCATATGCAATCGGACCTATGTCCAGTCGTTTCTGTCGCAGGCATCCAAGTCCGTTAATGAATGCCGGACATTTTTCACACACTTCATCGCAGATTTCCGGTAGTGCTATCAGCGGATATCGCTCTTTCCATAATGCAGTTACCATTTTTACCACTCCAATGTTATTTCAGTCCTGGGGTTTGCTCGGTCTATTTCTATTTCAACCTTGCCTGGCCTGGACACATATTGTGCTGTGTCATTGTCTATTATTTTAGCATAAACTAAAGCATCTAACAGCGGTTTTATTATTATCGGTTCAAAGTTACTTTCGTCCCGGCTCCGGATCAGGTCAAAGTATATGGTTATTTTTGTTATCCAGATATGGTTTAAGTGTTTTGGTATTCCTTTTCCGCTTTCATTTACCAGGAAGAATACATCATGAATCCATTGCTGTTTTTCCTTATGCCATTTCGACCAATGAATTCGTTCCTGTAGGTTTAAACTTATTGGCACATATGGTATTGTGATGATCCTATTTTTTTTCATTTGCTTCAGCAATCTTATTTAATTCTTCTAATTTTTTATTTTCAGCATCTATTATTTTCTGTTCTGCTGCTGCTCTTTCAAACCTGAATTTTTTCAATAATATGCTTTCCATATTCCCTTCCTTACATTCCTGTCATAATTGAAAAATAATATTAACCATAAAATCATTTTCGCGCCTGCTTTAAGAATTTAGCCCCGGATCGGCGGCGGCATTTTTCCTGTGATGATCAGCTTTTTGTTTGCTAATTTGTTTTGTAGGTTCTGGTTGAATCTTGCCTGCCTGATCTTATCTTTGTTGGATTCCAAGTTCCTCAGATGCTCGTCTACGCATAGGTTAAAGATATCCTCTATTTCGCCATCGGTTGCGATTCCTTTTTTAATCAATACCTTGCCAAGTGCCTTTTGCTGCATGAGGTTGATGTCCATATTAAATCTGGCCATACCGGTATACTTTGAAAGTTCAGTTAAGCGGCTGGTTATGTTCTTTGCTATTTTTCCGGTCCTGTATTCTCTTTTGTCTTTCCGCTCATCCGGTACGATCTTGTAAAGTTCCTTGTCTGAGGCTTCACGCTCTACGTCAAGTATAATCTCTTGATCTGGCATTCTTGCTCCTTTCGTTTAATAACCCTTGCACACGATCGATTCAGGGCGTTTACAATTTGCGATTAGGTACATTATCCTTACCGATTTCCTGGACTGCTGTTCTTAGGTCCTCTTTTAGATTTGCCCAGGCGACCTTTATCCCTTTTGTTTTGGGATTCTCTTTTAACTTCATCACGATTATAAAATTCAGATCTGATTTTGCTTTCCTGGATGGTATGGTAAAAATATCCTTTATGGCCATTTTGATAAAAGTTGTACCCACTAAAAACAGGCCCCGGATTCTATGGTCCACTGATATCGTCACTTTTAATTCACTTAGACTTGCCATTTGTTTTCACTTCCTTTTTATATTCTATAAGATTTGCCATAACACGCCAGAACTTTCTAACCCAATAATTCTGGTAGTATGCAATTATCTCATCGTTTTCTTCATTGAATGGAATTCCCATTATTTCAAATATCCTTTTTACCAGGTGGACTGTTTCATGCACCATACCATAATAGTCGTCATGCTCTTTTACCCAAACTAATAAATGCCTGCTTTTTAATCCTGTACTCCCATCACTTTCAATTTCTTCAACTTCAATACTATGACATTCTGCATCATGGTAATTTTCGTCATAAACATGGAATGCTTCTAATTGTTTTTTATCGCCAACAACAAGATAAACTCTTATTTGGAATAATGGGCATGAAAATTTGTATTTGGTTTTTGGCATTTTTATCTTTTCTTTTTGTTTGCCTGGATTGCTCGATGCTGTGCCATCGCTGCCTTTTTTGTTTTGAATTTATGGATTTGCTTTCCTTTGTTTTTGCCATGACAATGCACAGTCGCATAACCACCTTTGACTTTTTTAACTGTCATTTATTTCAACCCTCTTTTCTTAAGGATTTTCTTCTGCAGCTTTAAAGGGAGTTTGGCCTTCTGCTTTGCTGTCAGTCCTTTTGCCTTTGCTTTTTTCTTTGATGCCATTATGATCACCCCCTTATTTTAATCCTCAACTTCTGCTGAATAAACTTTGTACATATAGGACGAATTATCTTTCATACTCATCAATAAATCAAGTTCATGCTGGACGGTTCCCTCCAGGATCATGGCAGATGTTGGCTTGCACATATTGGTTACTGTCTGGGCCCACCATTTCTTAATTTTTTCCCGGCCCTGGTTGGTTTCGCTATTGCCATCGTTTAGCACATCGTCACCTATGATTAAATCCGGATGCGCTC